CTAGTCGCCCGCCGGGCGGCCGCCGAACAGTTCTGCCTCCATGCGCTCGACCTGAGCCCGCCGGCGGGCTTGAGCTTCGGCGCTCTGGAACAGGTGGCCGTAGACGTCATAGGTGACCTGGATCGACGAGTGGCCCATGCGGGTCTTCACATCGAGCGGGTCTGCGCCGGTGGCGATGTACTGCGAGGCATGGAAATGCCGAAGCGAGTGGATGGTGAAGTCGCACTCGAGATCAAGCGTATCCTCGTCGCCGGCCGGGACCATGCGCGCCGACCCTATGGCCTGCATCAGCGGGAGCCAGAAGCGGCGGCGGAAGTTGGTGTAGTGCTCAACGCCTCCGGACGCGTTGGGGAAGACCAGATCGAGCTCACCCTTCGGCCGCTGCAGGATCCACTCCCGGAGTTCCTTGACGACGTCGCCGGGGATATCGAGCGTGCGATATCCGGCTCTCGACTTCGGCTTGCCGATCTTGCCCGATTGGGAGAGGCGCTGTGAGACCGTGATGGTGCCGGCGGACAGGTCGACATTGCTGCGGGGCAGTCCGAGGATCTCCGAAATTCGCATGCCGGTCGCAACGGCAACGCGGAGCAGCACGTAGAGCATGCGCCCGCGTTCCTTGGCGAAGCGGGGGTTGTTGGTGGTGCGCCCTTTGATGACGATCGCCGGCGGCGCCTGGCTCCAGAGCCGGGCCCGTGCGACGAGATCCCGGACCCGGTCGGCGTCAGGAATCTCGACACGCTCGTCATCCTCGTCGACGTCGCGGGTCCTGGTCGCGACCTTGACGCCGCGGGCGCGATTGACGGCGACCAACTCGCGGGACATCGCCTCGTCGATGATCGCTCCGAGAGTGCTCACCGCGCGCTTCGTGGTGAAGCGCGTCACGCCGTCGGCCAGCAGATCGTCGCGGAAGGCGGCGATCGCCGCTCTCGACAGCTTGCTGAGCTTCACCGAGCCGAGACGGGGCTCGATCTGATTGCGAACCGTGCTTCGGTAGGTTTTGTAGGTGTGTTCCTCGACTGGAGCTCGGCCGTCCCGGCCGTTGAGTGTCGCCTTGAGCCAGATCTTGGCCGCCTCTTTCACCGTGATGGTGTCACGGTCATGGACGTGCGTGCCGTCGGCGACCTGCGAGGTGACGGTGTCGCGGAATTGTTTGGCGTCGGCGCGCTTCTCGAACTGCTTGGTCCGGATCCGGCCGCTCTGGTCGGTATAGGTGACGCGCCAGGCCGTCGAGATCTCGCCGGTCTTGTTCGTCCAGGTCCGCTTCTGCAGCGATGCCATCAATCAGCCCTCGTTTCGCGAACTATAAGGGAATCCCATGCAATGCCGCCAGAGACCGGCAGATCGAGATGCCTGCAGCGACGATTGACGGCACGCCTGGCCTTCGTCAGAAATGGAACATAAAGAGAACACGGCATCGGGTCGTCAACGGTCAGGAGTGCAACATGCCCGCCGCAACGGAGAAATACGCTTTCGTTATCGCGATCGGCCCGTCGCATGCCGCTTCGGCGGCGACCGACCAGGACCAGGTGCTGGCAACCCTGACCCGGTGCTTCGACGATGCCAGTTTCGAGATCGTCGTCATCGATGCCGACTTAGTCGACGGCAACTACATGCTGGTCCCCCGCCGGGGCACGATCGGCGCCGGCGATGCCGCGATCAAGCCGCAGCCACCGTCAGCACTCTATCACGCCATCGATGCCAAGCTCGCCGAGATGCGCTTCCTGCAGCCAGCTACGGCGCACTGACCATGTCACGCGCCGCGCTCGTTCTCCGGCGCAGTTACACCGGCCACCCTCGTCCCGAGGACGACGACAAGTTCTGGAAGGTCATCTATCGGGGCCTCTATGTCGGCTCGATCGCCCAGCAGCAGGGTCCGAGCGGCGACGAGCCGCATTGGACTTGGACCATCAACATACACGCTGGGGAGCTCGCCAACGGCGTCCGGCAGGCGACGCCGACGGAAGGCAGAGCAGCCACGCGCGAAGGCTGCCTCCCGGCCTTCCGCAAGGCCTTCGAACGCTACCTGATCTTTATCGGCGAAGAAGGCTGGGCAGCCCACGTCGAGCACATGCGCCGGATCGGCAGCAACGCCGAGACGAAGCGGTATTGAAAAAAGAGGCCCCGCCAGCGGGAGCTGACGGGGCCGAGCTATTTACGAGATTAAGTTTCTCGCAGCGTGCTTCACCAGCTCGCTTACCAGCCCTACGAGGCCGGCGCGGACGAGCTCCAGCACAAGGGCTCTCGCCCAGTGGCCAGATCGCGCCATGTGGCGCTTCTCCATGTTTGATTGCCGAGCTTGGCGGTGGCCAAGCGCATTTGCGATGGACGCTCATCGCCGCGGGAGACCAAGCCGCATTAAAATCGTCACGGTTGCGGATTGCGAGCCCACGATACGCCGGTCTGCCTGGAAACTACCTTGGAAGCGCGAATGCCACAACAAGAAAGAGCGCCGGGCCCCTTTCGGAGCCCGGCTCACGGTCTACGGAGGAAAACGCCCAGTGAGGCGGTTGATAATGCCGGCCAGACGATCGCCGAGGCGATCGCGGCGTCAGTCAGCCGGCGTGAAGTCGAGGAAATAAGCCTTGCCGATCGCGAACTGCTCGATGGCGCCGGGATTGGTGACGGTCATCTTGAGCTCGCCGGAGGGCGTGTATTTCGACCAGGTCTCATTAACCTTGCCGTCTCCGTAGCTGCCGAACACCGGCGCCATGGCGATCTCGGCGACGGGGTCGCTCCCTGGCGTTCCCATGTGGTTGATCGACTTGACGAAGAACTTGGCACGGACCGTCATCGGTCTTCTCCTTTGGTGATGGCCGGAAGCCGCCGGCGCGGATCGGCTGATGCCGAATTCAGTTGCGCCGCCCCGGCCGGGGCTTGCGCTCGACCCGCTCGATCGTGTCGCGCAGGGAATCCATCTCCCGGGCGTGGCGATCGGTCATCTCGCCGAGGCGAGCATTGGTCTTGATCTGCTCGTCATGAAGATCATCCATCCGGGCGGACATCCGCCGGACGCCCTCCGCGACGATGCTGAGCTGTGCGAGGATGGAATTGCCGAGGACGACGAGGCCGAAGGGGTCATGCCCCTGCGGCGCGAGGTGGCCGTCCTTCTTGTTGTCCTTCGCCCCGCGCAGGGTCATGAAGATCGCCAGGATGATGACGACGACGCCGCCGGCGAGCTGCAGCAGCGGGAAGGGTTTCAGAATCTCAGCGCCTGCGAAATCCGCCATCTCTCACCGCCCGGTAAACGGAGATCAGCTCTCCGAGTGTCAGCATTCCAAGGAGCGGCACGAAGATCGACACCTTGCCGGATAGCAGGCTGTCGTAGACCAGTGGCAGCATCAGCATCATCCAGACGAAGGCGCCGACGAAAGAGCCGGCATAGCGCATCAGCGGCCCGTAGACGGGCAGCTTGCCATTGGCGAAGAGAGCGATCGACCGCATCGAGCCGATGCAGGCCAGCGTTACCGCCATGGCCTCCTCGCTGGCGCCGTTCTCCGCCAGCAGCCGCAGCGTCCCCCTGTCGAGCGAGTCACCGGGGAGCGCCAGGGTGAAGGCGATCAGCAGCAGCCCGCCCGCCATGATCCATTCGAACAGGCGGTTCGAGCTGTATGGGCCGGCCGAGGGCCGGGGCCGCGCGATCATTTCCCGGGCATCCACCCGCAGACGCGCGCGCCGACCGCGTTGTTCTGCTTGGTCTGGGCGATCGTCGCGTCGGTGTCGCTCAGCGACCAGCGCACGGGGCGGAACTGGTCGCAGAGCGCGGCCCTAGTCTCGCCGCCACCCGTCGTCGTCACGCAGCTGCTCAGGAGCAATGGCAGCGCCAGCGCGAGCGTCCGCGCCCTGCTTGCGGATGTCGTTCGCATCGCGGAGATCCTTCGTTTCGGTCTTCGATTTCTGGTCGGAGCGGCCCTTGCCATAGGCCGTCAGCACGGCGACGAGCGCGGCGCCGGCTGCGGCGAGGTAGGGCCAGAGCGCAGAGAGCAGGCCGCCGAGGAGCGCGCTCATGCCGCCACGCCCTCGGGAAGGTCGAGCGCATCGGCCCGGCGCGCTGCCCTGCGGGCGGCATACCAGCGATAGGCATAGCCGCCGGCGGTCAACAGCACGCCGGTGACGACGAGCGCGGTGACGACATAGCCGATGACGGTGGAGGAGGCCGCGAGCGGATCGAGTTGCTGGCGCGCCGCCTCAATCACGCCGCCGAGCGTGCCGGAGGTGACGCCGGCGCCAGTCGTCGCATCGGCCGGGCCCTTGGCGGGCAGCGGCTTCGCCTGGTCGATCGTCGCCTTGGCGTTGCCGCCGAGGAAGAAGGCCGGCTGCGGCCCGATGGAGCCCGTCGCCCAGGCCTGGCCGATCTGCTTGACCTGCGCCACGCGGCTCGCCCAGCCGCGCCCGAATACGGGCCAGGTGCGCAGCGCCTCGAGGAAGGCGAGGCGCCGGCCGATCATCAGGGCGATGAGCTGGTCATGGTCCGGATGGGCCTCGACGGCGGCCAGCGTCGCCTCGCCGATGACGCCGTCGACCTTGACGGTGCCGAGCGCGCGCTGCAGCCACTTGGCCGATTGAGACGGGCCGGAATGCACGGCGCCATCCATCACGACATAGTCGACGCCGGCCGGCAGCTTGTCGCCCTTGACCGCGTCCCAGTACTGCCGGCGATAGATCGCCTGCAGATCGGCCTCCTCGATCGACGCCACCGAGCGCTTCGTGAGGTTCCGGCGGGTGCGATAGGCGTCGTAGACGCGCTGCGTCACGCCCTTCATCGTCGCGCCGCCCGGGTCCTGCGGGTGATTGGCATAGCCGCCCTCATGCACCAGGACGCGCGCAAGCGCCGGCGCGAAATTCTGAGCCGTCATTGATCTCTCCGGTGGGTGAAGCTGTGGCGCCGGCTATTTCGACCGGATAGGCAGGATCACGGTCCTGTCCATGGTGCGGCCGCCGTCGTCAGGATGACCGCAGCCGGCATCTGGACCGCCTGATAGGAGGCGACGGCGGCGGCCATGAGCGCCGCAGCGATCGCGGCCTTGCCCCGCTTTGTGGCGATGATCTTATTGATCGGCATCGCCGCCTCCCGACACCGACTGCTGGGCGACGAAACGGGCAACGAAGGCGCCGGCTGTGACGGCGAGCGATGCAGCCGCGAGCCAGCCGCGAGCCAGCCGCGCGGCACGGGCAGTACTTCTTGCACCAGTGGGAGAGCGGCCTCGGCGCCGGCGAGGACGCCTGCCCCGATGATGAAGCGGATCGACCACGCATGGCGAAGCACCCGCCGCCAGTTGCTGACGAGGCTCATCGGCCGAGCCCCGGAACTCGCCAGAGATCGCCACCAGGTGGCTGGTGCGGCGTGCAGCCAAGCAGAAGCGCGAGCGCCAAAGCGCCCGCGAGAACGACGCGGATCATGGGTAGCTCCGGACAGAAAAAACGCCGCCCGTAGGCGGCTGTGGCTGGTGGGGCGGGAACGTGCTAAGCGCCAGATATGAAGCGGCGCATTCTGGAGCTCGACGGCCTACGCGCGATTGCAGCGCTGGCGGTCTTTCTGATCCACTCGGGGGGCTTCGGGCTTCGCGCCTTCGGAGAAACCGGGAACGCCTTCGTCGACCACGGAAAATACGGCGTGACGCTGTTCTTCGTCGTCTCTGCCTTCTGCCTCTGCCTGAGCCTACCTCAGGCGTTCGAGGGGACACCCGTCGACTGGCGCGCCTTCTTCATCCGTCGCTATTTTCGGATCATGCCGCTGTTCTACGCCGTCTGCGCCGTGACCGCGGTGATCAAGATGCATGGTGGCATGCCGGCGCAGCACATTGCCGAAGTCCTGGTCCGCGAGGTGACGCTCATCAGCATCTTCGACCCCACGACGAGGAATGCCCTGATAGGCGTCGAGTGGTCGATCTTCGTCGAGTTCCTGTTTTACTTCATGTTTCCGTTCGTGCTCGCCTGGCTCATCACCGCGCCCTGGAGCATGGTCGCCGTAACCGCGATACTGATGTGGCCGCCGGTCTGCGAAGCCATCACGACGTTCCTCGGCATTCAACAGCCTAACTTCACGATCTTCTGGCACTTCCACTCGTTCTTGACCGGGATGCTGGTCTACCGGCTCCTGATCACCGACGAGAAGCAAAGGCCTACGATCGGGTCGGCGCTGTTCCTCGTCGCCATCGGATTGAGCATCGCTGCCGTCAGTAAGCACGAGAACGGCTTCAGCGTATCCGCCGTTTCCTTGGCCGCGGCATGCACCATCGCCGCAGCCCATTACGGGAGCCCGCTGGTCATATGGTTGCGCTGGAAGCCGCTCACGCTTGCCGGGCAGATCAGCTTTTCGATCTACCTGCTTCACCCGCTCGTTATGGGAGCGGTCGGCGAGTTCGGCTTCTTGACGCCGATCCAGGCTGCGATCGCGCTGGGCCTAACCCTTGCTGCTGCCTACTGCAGCTATCGTTTGGTCGAGATGCCGGCGCAGAACTTCGCCAAGCGGCTCATTTCACGCTGGCCAGAGCGACCGGTAATAGTCGATTAGCCGGCCCTCGAACCTGGCGTAGTTGTTGAACGCCCAGGTCTTCTGATCACCCGTCATGTAGACGTAGTGGACAACCCATCCGCCTTCCGGGAAGCCGGGGCGCGGCATCGGGTCGAACCACTCGGCCAAATCGACATCGGAGTTGTTGACGCCTTCGCAGGCATCCGGCGACATCAGCGGCGCATGTGCATCAACGGTCGGGCTCCCGTGGAAAACGTCATATGAGGCGAAGTCCGCAGAGATCCAGAAGGTGCCGCTCTCGAAGATGATCTTGAGCGGATGATCGTCCGGAAGTGCAGGGTCCTTGTTCTGCCAGAGGAAGGTTCCCATGAAACGCCCAGCCTCAGGAACCCAGCGGATGGAGGGACAGGCGAAATAGATGTCCGGGTAGAACAATCCGCCCGCGGGGGCCCAGGTGTGCAGATCGGTGGAAGTGACGATCCGCATGCTGAAAGCGATGGGCTTACCGTCTGGCCCGATGTTGCCCTCATCTGTCTCCACCGCCAGCGCGTACCCGCCTGGATAAACGCACGCGCTGGAATTGAAGACGCTGAACCCGACGGGCGCTTGGAATGCCTCCCACTCCTCGCCGACCCAGGTCCACGTCTCAGGGTCGACTTCCCGCGCCATGACGCTGTTTTCAGTGAAGGCGACGTCCGTCGTCGTGAAGACGATTACGCGGCCATCGTCGAGCGTCAGGACGCAGCCGAGATAGCGATCGGTCGGCAGGTCGCCGACTTTGTAGAAGCATCGGCGCACCGCATCGAATTTCTCGATGATGATGCCGTGGCCACAGGTCGCCGACCAGGCCCGCCGGAAGCCGGCATGATAGAGATCGCCATTCAGCACGAACGGCGTCTGCTCCCATGCCGGGATTTCGGCTTTGGCAATCTTGGGATGGGTGAAATACTCAGTCCTGGCCATCTGTCGCCTCCTCCGGAACGACCGGACCCGGCGCGGTGAATTTGCCTCCGGCTACCGTCCAGCCCTGACCGACGGCCTGACCGCAAGGAATGAATTCGGCAGCGATGTCAGGATGGAAGCAATCCCCGATTTTGCCGCCCTCCGGAGGCGTAAAGGTCTCGACGACATGGTCATCGATGACGCGAGCGTACTTCTGCATCGAATCGCTCCTCAGTACTCGATGATGACCATGCCGTCGGCGCCGTCGGTGGCGTTCGTGACGATGCCGGCAACGCCTGACGAGCCTCCGCCGGGCTGCTGACCTTTGAACGAGTTGCCGCGCGAGGCGGCCGTTCCTGGAGTGTTGTAGGTGCCGGCACCAGCCGAGGCCATGTAGACGGCCCCAATGACGTAAGCATTTGCTGCGACTTGACCATCGAGATTGATCTGGCCCCCAGTCCCGACCCCTTTGATCACCGAAGCCAGTGCTGCGTATCCGGCGTAGCCAGAACCACCCCCACCACCGCCTGTTGCGGAGAGCAGAGATCCAACGGATGAGGTCCCCCCCTGAAGCCCATTGGTGCCGCCCCCGGCCACGGTGCCCTTGGCGCCGCCGGCCCCGACGACGATAGCGATGACGTCCCCCGGCGTGACCGAATAGACGCCTTCGGCGTACCCTCCGCCGTTGCCGCCGGCGCCGGCGCCGTCGGCGCTGATCATTGAGCCCCCGCCTCCGCCAGCGCCCCAGACCCGCGCACGAATCTTGAAGACGCCATCCGGAACCGTCCAATTGGTGGTGCCGGGCACACCGTAGACATCGACGCTACCCGGCGTGCTCTGCGTGATGCCTGCCATCTGGATCGAGGTGCCGTCGTACATGCCGCGGAACACGGCGCCGGCGACAAGGTCGGAGGCTTTTAGCGCCGCGCCGCCGGGGCGAACGATCGGCTTCGTCCCCGCAAGCCCGGAGACCGCCAGCGCGGCCGGACCAGTATTGGTAATGCCGACAACGAAGTTGATATCCGCTCCGACAAGCGCCGACCAATCGGTCGGCTGTGGGACCAGCGTAATGCTCGGGGCGTTAGCCGTCCCCGCCGAGGTGCCGCCGAAATTCACGCGGCCCGACTGAATCGCGAGGGCCAGCAGTTCGTCGGCATCGAAAGTAAGCCCGGCCGCCTGGAACAGCGTAATGAACTGAGCCTTCAGATTGTTGAGGAACTCCGCTCCTAGCGGGGTCCCGTCCTCAGAATTCTCATCTGTGCAGTCCCTGAACCAGCTGAAGCCGTCGCCGGCGGCATCACCCGTACGGCCAGGGCGGCTGCTGACGCTCTGAGGCGTCGTGAGGTAGGGGCCCAGGACGTCGACGGCGGGCGGAATGAGTGGCTTGACCACGGTCAGGCTCCTGTCGGCTGGATAAGGATCTCGGCATGTGCCGGGACGAAGGGCTCGAGAACACAGCGCAGCTTGGCAACGTCGAAACCGCAGCGCCTCAAAAGGCCCGACCGGTATCGCCCAGAGCGGGCGGGGCGGAAGGCCGGCAACTGCTCCATGGCAGCGATGTCGACCAGGATGACGAGTGTTGAGCGAGGCCGCCCGGCGCCGCCGGCGCGGGCCCGGCCCGCGCGGGCGCGGCCAACGCGCTCGCCGCAATAGATCGCGGCGCGGGAGCAGACGATGCTGAAGCCCGCCGATGCGGCGGTTCTTTCCAGGAGATCGCAGAGATCGCCCAAGATCGGATGACCCCGAGGGCAGGGGTCCTGCTCGACGCCACAGCCATCGGGCAGTCCGACCTCGGCCGCCCATTCCGGCTTGGTTTCGACGGCCGTCGAGCAGAGCAATTCCAGTTCAAGCGCACAGCCCCGGTCGTAGAGCCGCTTCACCTCGTCGGCGACCGCAGACCAATACCCGTAGAGAATTGAGCCGGGATGCGGACCGCCGCTCCTGGTCTGCCAGGCCCGGCCGCGGGGCAGGTAGGCGAATACGGCGGCTCGGACATCCTCGATCGACGGGCAGAGACGTCCGAGGATCACGAAAACACCGGGTCGCTGTAGGTCGCGATGCTGCCCGCCGAGACGGTGACGTTGCTCGCCGGCAGAATGAGGTCATGCCGGTCCTCGCCCGCAGCGTTGGAGATGGCCTGCCCGATCCAGGACCGGGAGAAGCTCTGCGGCGTGGCCAGAAACGGCATGGCGGGGTGCGGAGTATCGGAGCCGGCGACAACGCCGCGGCGGCGGACGGTTGCGCGGATCTCGTCACGGATGACGTTGCGGACACCGATGAGATTCGGCTTCAGCTCGTCGATTTCGACCGGGATCGGCTGCGCGACCGGGGCCGCGACGATGATGTCGGCGACACCGGAGGCGCCGACGACGTCGAGGTAACTCTGCACGCGGGCGATTTCGCCAGCGGGCGGAATCCCGTCCTCGTAGATCCCGTCGAAGAGCGGGAAGACCCGAACCGTGCCGGGGCCATAGGGGCGGCGCTCGACGAAGACGCGGCTGACCCCGCTAACCTCGCTGGCCCAGATCACATAATCCGACGGCCGGGCGTGGCCGGGGCGGTAGGCCTTGAAGAACAGCAGCCGCTCCCGGTAGCTGTCATAGCTTTCCCGATCCGCCCCGCCGGTCAGCCCGGCACCATCGACCACAGCGCCGTCGACGCCGGCGATCGTCATCACCGTGCCGGGCAGGGCGACACCGCCGGCGCCCGGCTCGACGGCCATGACCTGGATGGCGATATCACCAGGGCCGGAGGTACCGATATCGGCGACGACGCTGTAGCTGCGGCCGTCGCCCCTGGTGACGATGGTTCCGGCGGAGACAGCGATTGCCGCGGAAACTGTTCCGACGACGAGCCCCGTTGCTGCGGTCGCCTCCCGGATCGGCAAGTCGAGATCGGCGCCGTGATCCTCTAGGACCTCATCGGCGCAAGTGCGGGTGAAGATCTGGTCCTTGATCCAGGCCTGGTAGTCGTAGACTTCGGAGAGCCCGCCGCCGAAGACCTTCGCCGAGACCGAGACGTTGTTGGGCCATAAACGGGCTAGCGCCCCGTTTAGGGCGCCGTCGAACCCGGCGCGCAGCCTGGCCGCGATTTCGCTTGGTGTGGAGATCGGCCAAGGCATGTCAGACCTGGTTCCAGAGGATCGAAAAGCGCTGGGAGAACACCACGGTGCCGTCCTGACTGAAGGCATCGACGAAGAGGTCGATCGTCTCGGCCGCACGGTCCATGTCGACCGCGACGTCGAACCGGGCGACGGCGCCCTGCAACCGGATCGGCTCCAGCGCATCGGTCGCGGCGTCACGGATCTTCTGCGGGAGATCTGCGGTCAGCGCCGAGCGCTCGTAGATCCATATCCATGAGCCGAGGTCGGTTTCGCCGAGGTCCTCGCGGACATCGATGCGGTCGCCGAACCAGCCGCCGCGATCGGCGGTGTCGAGGACGACATGCTCCGGGGCCCGCTTGTCGGTGAACAGGGCCAGCAGGATCGCAGTGGCGAGACCGGCGCGAGAAGCAAGGCCGCCCTGCGTCCCCGCGCTTCCGCTAGGGTCGGTCAGCGCCCAGTCACCCTCGGAGAATTCCGGGTTCCAGACGGTGTCCCAATAGGCGGAGAGCGGCACCGCGGTGCCGTCCGTGACGATGCGGATGTCCATGGGTTCAGATCGAGCCGGCCGGGCTGTCCGGAGCCGCGGGGCCGATGCCGGCAAAGACGTGCTGCGATGGTCCGTCTTGCGTCATCACCGGGGAGTACGGGGGCTTCCCGAGATAGACTGCCGAGCCGTCGAGCTGGATCCAGTCGGAGGCCTCGACCTTGACCTTGCCGGCCCCACGGGCATGCAGGTTCTTGCCGCCGTGATCGAGATCGGCCTTGTCGGCGAGCAGCTTCCAGACCAGGCCGAAGGCGTTGTAGAGCGCCGTCGCACCGACCGGCAGACTCCTCGGCCGGGCGCCGAGGAGCTCGAACAGGATGGCGATGGTACGCTCTGCGCGGCCGCCGAGACGCAGCAGCAGTCCCTCGGATCCGGGCCCCGGATTCGACGACAGCCCGAACTGCTGATGGCGGACAATACCCTCGAGCTCCTCACGGGCGAAGCCGCGCGCCGTGATCTTCTGATAGTCGCCGCTGTCGTCGCTGCCCATCAGCCGGCCGCGGCTGATCATCGCGCGGGTCTGGTCCTGGCTCATTCGTCCTCGCTCATCGTCCAGGAGGATCCCGACTTGTTGCCCTTGCCCTTCTTGCCCCCATAGGCGCGGGGATCGACGAGGCTGAGGCTGGCCTTCGATCCGCCGCCGTTGCCGTCGCTCTTCGTCTGGGTGCCGGAGACTCTCTCGATCAGCAGGTCCTGGCGCACATCGAGCCAGGGCGATTCAACCCAGACCAGGTTTCCGGGCGTCCACAGCGTCCCTGCTTCATCGCGCCAGCCCGGCTGCTCGAGCGAAGCCTTCAAGGCGTTTCCGGCCGCACGGTCGCGGAGATGCTGCGCATACTCCTTGGCATCACTCTTCTGCAGGTCCTTGTCGGCGATCAGAACGCGGGTGCGCGGTCCTTCGACACCGTCATCCTCGCTTTGTTCTTCGATTTCGGTCGAATCGGCGCCGGTGCCGTCCGGGCTCTGGCCGCGCACGATGTATTTGTGATGCCGCTTCGAGAAATCGTGGGTCGCCGAGGAATCGCCGAGCGTCCGTCCCTCGATGAGGCCGCCGGCATGGCGGCGCCCGGTCGCACCCTTGGTGATGGCGACGGCCCCGTCGGCTTCGCCGCGAAGCGTCAGCCGGCGATCGCGAGTCATCCGCTCCAGGGCGGCAAAGACGGTCTCGCCAGGTGTGATCTGGAAACGCGGGATCACGATGCCGGCGCCGGTATCGGCCACGATCCGGCAGTTCGTCTCGTCCAGTGCTTCGGCGATCTGCTTCGGCGTCATAGACCGGAAGCGGCCGGTGCTGTGCACTGCTGCGTTGTCGACCAGCGCTGCGCCGGTGCCCCGGGCAGCGATCCGGAAGCTCCGACGTCCCGACGTCATCCCGGGCATCTTGCTGTCCAGCTTTCCGGTGAAGACCAGATCGCCTTCGGCGCCATCAACGTGGGAGCTCCGAACCACGATCGGCGCCCGCCCGGAGAAATAGGCGTGGATCTTCTCCAGGTTGGCGTTGTCAGGCGCGACGTCGAGGGTCAGTGATCGTGCCGCTTCGTTGATCGCCGCCGTCCAGGTCAGGCTTTCCCAGTCCGGCCATGGCTCGCCGCCGACCATGATGCTGACGTTCTCACGAACTTCGAGCATCAGGGGCCGCGCCCGATGGTGACAGTCGGTGCCAGCGCGCGGAACCGCGTCGGCATGAAGGCCGGCCGCGGTACCCGGTTGAAACGGCGGAGTTCGCCTGCGCGGGCGGGGTCGGCATAGAGCGTCCAGGCCCAGACCAGCGCCGGCAGGCTCTGATTGGTCTCGACGGTCACACGCGGCGCCAGATCGAGCGCGGCGGTGCCAAGATAATCGACGACGGCGCGCTGGAGCTCCGCCAATCCGGTGACGACCGAGGATGCTGCCGGTCGTCGGCCAGCTGATTGGACGACAGCGACGATGGCCTCCGATTCCGCCCCGGCGCGAGCGGCGAAGTTGGTGCGGGCAGCCTCGGCGCCGTCGCGATCGGCGTAGCTGGTGCGGGCGATCGCCTCCGCCTCGACGCAAAGCGCGGAGATCCGCGCCAGCGAGGCCAGTGCGGATGCGTTCGCCGCAGCGGCGACGTCCGAAGCTGCGGCGCTGTCCGGAACCGCGGCGACGAGAGATCGCAAGGGCCGGAAGCCGCCGGCGACCGAGGCGGGGTCCATCCCATCGGCAAGGTCGACGGCTGCCGTGGTCAGCTCGGTGAGCAACTCGGCGCGCCGGTCATCCTCGGCAACCTCCGCGGTACGGAAGCCCAGGCGCGTCAGCGTCATTGCGACGTCGGCAGATGCGGTCGAGCGGGACGCCGCCCGGACTTGGTCGACGGCTGCGACGACGCCGGCGAAGCTGCCGATCGCGGCATCGACGACATAGGCCGCGGTGGAAACGGTCTGCAGCATCGTAGCGATCTGCTGCACGGCCGTCCCGAGCAAGCCGGCGCTCGCGGTGAAGACCAGATTGGCGAGGTAGTCGACGCTGACCCCGGCCTGGCGCGGCGGGCTGACGACGAAGCGCATCGACAGCGAAACATAGCCGTGCTTCGAGGAACTGCGGTCGCGGCTGAGCTCGAGTGGAGAGACCTGCACCGGCCCCACCATGGGCAGGACCAGCAGGCCCGGCCTGTCATCCTTGAAGGTGGCGCTGAGCGCGGCAGCCTCGATATCGGCGCGGGATGA